CCGTATACGCATGAGGTTCGATCCAGCGTTGAAAGAAGTCCTCTGGTTGGCATCGCGATTGGAAAAAGCTCAGGGTATGGCTGGAGCTGTTGTTCTTGAAAACATCCACATTGACTGGAAAGACGGCCTGCCGGATGATGAGCAGGAGCTTACACAGAATGAAGTCCAGAGGTATACTGCCGGGCTGACCAGTCTCGAAAGTTCGCTGAGCCGTCTGTATGGCCTTGAAGGTCAGGCACTGCAGGATGAAATCGATCGCATAAAAGGCGAGCAGTCCGGATCCACTCAGGGCAGCACTGGCCTGCCGGCAATCACGCTCCCGCCAGCAGGAGGTACGAACGAGGGCGATGGTGAAGGCGGTGAAAAGTAATGCCGATGACAGCAAGGCAGTTGAGCGACGCTGAGATAGACAGGCTGGTTAGGTTCTATGAGAAGGCAGAGCGTGAGATCCTGGATCAGATCAACCGGGCGCTGCTCAGGGCGAACAAGACGGAATACCTGGTCCAGATGAGGCAGAACGTTCTTGCGATCCTTGAGCAACTCCGGGAAGGGAACCGGACTTGGTGCAGCGAGGCGATCCCCCGGGTATATTCGGTGGGAATGAACACCGCCGATGCGATGCTCCGGGAAACAGGTGCTTCCGTAATGACCGGGTTCGGAGCGATACATCAGCAGGCGGCCCAGGTACTTGCCGAAAATGCTTATCAGAGGTTTGAGGACGTCGTACAGGTGATAGGCCGGCAGGTGAACGATATATACCGGGAGCTGGCGTTGGAAAACGTCCGGGGAACTGTGATTGGCTACGATACATGGAAGCAGACCGCCAAGAGATTCAGGGAACAGCTTGCAGAACGTGGAGTAACGGGATTTAAGGATAGGTCCGGGCGGATGTGGAATATGAGGACATATACTGAGATGGTGGCGAGGACTACGACCCAACAAGCGCATATAGAAGGAACTCTTAACCGTTTGAGCGAACAAGATCATGATCTAATTATTGTAAGTAGGCATAAAGGAGCCTGCTCATTATGCGCTCCCTGGGAAGGGAAGGTGCTTAGCATCACCGGCAAGACAAAAGGATATCCGACATTTGAGCAAGCCAAAGCCGCCGGATTAATGCATTGCAACTGTCGCCATGCTGTAAGTCTATACATCGATTTAGATAAAGAAATTGAAGAATTAGAAAAAGAGGTGGGCTGATTGGCTGGCAAACCAAACGTTTTTAGACCATATAAAGACAAGGAATACATGATTGAACTCTATGTAAACAAAAGGCTTTCAGCAAAAGAGTGCGCTGAATTATTAGGATGCGGGGAAAACACTATTTTAAGATGGCTTAAAAAGCATGGAATAGAGACAAGGTATCATGCAAGTGGTGAGTTAAATCCTATGTGGGGCAAGAGAGGTAAACTGCATCATAATTATAACAGTTCCGAAAAAGAATGCCCGATATGCGGTAAATCTTTTAAAGTGCCAAAATATGATACTGAAAGAAGGCAGACTTGTTCTTGGAAATGTAGAAATGAATTATGGAAAAAGACAGGTATACAAGCTGGGCCCAATAATCCCAACTGGCAAGGTGGCATTGATTATAGACGAGGTGCAAATTGGGAGGAGAACAGAAAAATAGCTTTAGAAAGAGATGGATATAAATGTGCAATGTGTGGCGCGACAGATAAGGAAAAACGAATCGATGTGCATCATGTAATACCGTATCGTTGCTTTGATAACGACAAAGAAGCCAATCACCAAGATAACTTAATCTGTTTATGCCTCAATTGCCACATGAAAGCTGACAGGGTTTACAACAAGATGGAAAAGAAGGGCGCTATCGAGAGTATGGCAGGGTTGCCACTTATAGTAAAATCTTTAAGGTGGACGGATAAGGTATTACCTAGAATCGTCTAAGGCTTTTTAGGCACACCCTCAACAACAATGCCGTATATTTTAGGGTCGTTAAATTTCATCGGAATAAGTACCTGGCTTTTGTAGCAATAGCAGTTTTTCTCCGGTACCCAAATAATATTGCCCATTCTGGGTTTCGTGCCAGGCCGGGGAATGTACCAGTGGCCGCATTCTTTCCAAAACAGGCGGGTATGGTGCTTACCGAGCCGGATAAGAGTAGGTACCATCTTCTCTTTATAGATTAGGCTGATGCGGTGATTGATGCCAACGTGGACAGACAATTCGTCCTGTTGCATATACCAATTAAAATCACTCACAAAATACACCTCTGGGATAATTATACTCCAGGGGTGTTGTTATGTACATGAAGGGAGGTTGCGTGTTGCCAATTAAAAGGCGAATAATTCAAACATCGGTTACACGTAACGGCAAGAAGTACAATGTCAGAATTGCTAAAGACAAGAATGGGTATTATGCCTGCGCTCAAAGGGTAAGGACAAAAAGCTATCCGAGGATTGAGGACATTCCCATTAGTTCAATCAAGCGAGTTGAAAGAATAGGTTAATAAGCGCCTTCGGGCGTTTTTTTATTTTACTTATATTAAGAGGAGCCGGTAGGAGGGTAAGCTGATGAAAACGAGCAGTAATGTTATCCAGCTGCACAGGTGGGAAGTTCACGAATTTTCTTGGGGTACAGCAGTCCGGGAGCAAAGGACCGGCAAATGGACAAACATTTTTCTCAAACCTGACGGGCAAGAGATTGATGTAAGTTTATTAAACATTGAGCTACATGAGAATGGAATTGAGTTTTTGGATTACTAACGCCTTCGGGCGCTTTTATTTTGCCCTTCTTTAGTATTGTCAGGGCATAAAGAGACAAGAACCCGAAACAGGCACAGACCTGTATAAAAATGTATGGAGGTATCAAAAATGGATTGGTTAAAAGAACTACTAAAAAAAGCCGGAATACCGGAAGACAAGGTTGATGGTGTTATCGCCGACATCAACAAGGAACTGCCAAAGCACTTCATACCGAAGGACAAATACAACGAAGTGGCAGAGGCGAAGAAGAAGCTGGAGGCAGATATTGCCGAAAGAGACAAACAGCTTGAGGACTTGAAGAAGGCCGCAGGCTCAAACGAGGAGTTGAAAAAGCAGATCGAAGCCCTGCAGGCCGAGAATAAGAAGGCGGCCGAGGAATGGCAGGCTAAGGTTGCTCAAATGCAGCTTGACTTTGCCATCGAGCGCGCGCTTACAAACGCAAAGGCTAAGAACCCGAAGGCCGTCAAAGCCCTGCTCGACCTCGAGAAAGTGAAGCTGGACGGTGATAAATTGCTTGGGCTGGATGACCAGTTAAAGGCAATACAGCAGTCCGATCCTTACCTTTTCGGAGAATCCGGCAAAGTAGGGGGAGGCACAAACCCGCCAGGTGTCGGAGACCCCGAAGTAAATCCGTGGAAGCCGGAGACGTTTAATCTTACTCTGCAGGGCAAGATCCTGCGCGAGGACCCGGCTAAAGCGGCACGAATGAAAGCAGAGGCGGGAGTAAAATAACTTTATGAGGTGATGAAAGATGGCTAAAACTAAAATTGCAGATGTAATTGTTCCCGAAGTTTTTAACCCGTACGTAATTGAGCGCACGGCTGAACTGTCCGCTTTTTACCAGAGCGGAATAATAGCCAGGAACCCTGAACTGGACAGATTGGCAAGCTCCGGCGGAAGGCTCATCAATATGCCTTTCTGGGAAGACCTTGAAGGTGATGATGAGGTACTCTCTGATACTGATCCCCTGACTGTTGGTAAGATCACCGCAGGCCAGGACGTTGCTGCGCTCTTGATGCGTGGCCGTGCATGGAGCGTAAACGACTTGGCAAAAGCATTGTCCGGCGATGACCCGATGGCCGCTATCGGTGACTTGGTGGCGGAATACTGGGCAAGGCGTTTTCAGGCCATCCTGATTAAAACTCTGGACGGCGTATTCGGTGATACAGCAACTCAGATGGACACAAACAAACACGATATTTCCTCAGAAGTTGGAGATGCAGCTGTAATTGATGCTAAGACTGCCGTCGATGCAATCTACAAACTGGGCGACAATGCAGATAAGTTGACCGGCTTTGCAATGCACTCCGCTACGGTAGCAAAGCTGACGAAGGATGACCTGATTGAAACTATTCCTCCGTCCGAAGGGAAGCCCGCAGTCAAGACCTTCCTTGGCAAGCCTGTTGTGGTTGATGACAGCCTGCCTAATGATAACGGCGTATACACAACTTATATATTCGGCGCCGGTGCCTTTGGATGGGGCGAAGGCGGGGCTCCTGTCCCGACTGAGACCGCGCGTGATGCGCTGGCTGGTGACGACATACTCGTTCACAGGAGACATTTCATTCTCCATCCGAGGGGAGTAGCCTTCCAGAACGCATCCGTTGCAGGCGCAACCCCGAGCAACGACGAGCTGGCTAACTACCTGAACTGGAAGCGTGTGTATGAGCCTAAGAACGTGAGGATCGTGCAGTTTAAGCACAAACTGGCATAATCCAGGCAAAGCATCAAGGGGAGCGCCAATATAGGCTCTCCCCGCTTATTTTGCGAGGTGATGATATGGGTATTGATATAACTGGCTTCCAGCGCATGCGCAGGCAGCAGGCAGAAAAAGCCAAGAAGGAGGCGGAGGAAAAATGTCAGGGTCCTACTGCACAGTCGAATACGCAAACGAATACTTCAAAAACCGTCTCCATGCCGAAAGCTGGAGCGGTGCAGACAGCGAAACAAAAGAAAAAGCCCTCCGGCAAGCAACAAGAGCAATAGACCGGCAACCGTTGAGAGGGCGAAAGACGAATCCGGAGCAGGAGCTGGCCTTTCCCAGGCACCAGGATACCGAAGTCCCGGAAGCTGTGAAGGAAGCCTGTTGTGAGGAAGCGCTTGCGCTCCTGGAAAGCGGCAACAGCCAGCGCAGGAAACTACAGCAGGAGGGCGTGCAGTCTTTTTCGCTGGGGAATATGAGCGAGACTTTTGCTGCAGGTGCTGGCAAGGGCTTATTGAGCCAGGAAGCAAAGGAACTGCTTCGGCCGTGGCTGATAGGTGCGGTGATGATAACGTGAGAAAAAGAAAAATCAAAATAAGATGGACGTGTTCTGACTATTGTCATCATGCGCACAGGTTCAAAATGACAGCCTGGTTGTGTGGTAAACTGCAGCAAGCGGTTAGGTGGTGGCGCAGATGATACAAGTTTATCTTAACCAAACCGCCACATGGCATTACTCCACCGGGCAAATGAACGAATACGGTGAACCGGAATTCGGGAGCAAGACAATCAAAGTCCGCTGGGAAGGCAAGCGGAGGCTGGTCCGGGATAATGAGGGCCGGGAGGTAGTATCAGAGGCTCGGGTATTTTGCACCGAAGCCGTGAAACCTGGAGACGAGCTCGAATTTGACGGGCGCAGTTGGCCGGTGATTGCTGTATCTACGGTTCCGGGTCTGGACGGCATTGACAGCCATAGGGAATGTGCTGTATAATGGCTAATGGGTGATAGCCATGAAGCACAAATGGAGTAACAAAGACATTGAATTGCTTGTAAGCAAATACGCCACTACGTCATCTGAAGAATTGGCAAAAAAAATAGGCGTAAGCGTTACTGCCATTTATCACAAAGCAAAAAGATTGGGTTTGCACAAAGAAAAACGGATAATCACAGAATCGGGATTGGAGAGATTGCGTAACGGCGCTCTCAAAAACAGAAAATACTTTTACAATGAGCGCTTTTTTAAGGAACCGCTAAACGAAGTTTCGGCCTATTGGCTTGGGTTTATTCAAGCTGACGGCCATATTCGCAAAAGTAGCAATGGGGCATTCCTTGAAATAGATTTAAGCAAAGAAGATGTTTCGTTGCTCTATAAGTTTGCTGAAGATATTGGTTCTGATGGCTCTATTGTAAAAGTAAGCAACAAAAGAAATTCAGCAGGCATTTGCATTTCTCGAAGAGCGATGGTTGATGATTTGATTAGGCTTGGAATAAGACACAACAAGACTTTCGCAGAAGATTTTCCAAGGCCAAAGAATTACGTGAACCACTATATTAGAGGCGTTTTTGATGGAGATGGCACTATATGGTTCCATAAATCCGGGAATCCATACATGAGCATTTGTGGCACTAAAAAATTTTGCGAGTGGTGTCTAAATGAAATCAGAAAAGGGGCAGGTATAACGGGAGGATATGTTGCAAGACATCGTAGTATAGCAAGGCTTTTTATCGGAGGCAGGTATCAAATCCATAAAGTCTTCAAGTGGCTCTACAAAAACGCAACACGCTATCTCGAGAGAAAAATGCAAGTGTTTGAGGAAAATGAAAGTAAAATAAAGTGCGAACCCATAACAGAAACCAATGTCAAAACAATGCTCCAATTAAAGGAAACAAAAACCTATAAAGAAATCGGTAAAATCTATGGCTTGTCTGCGAATGCCGTATTTAAGCGCATTAAGCGTTATCGACAAAAGGGAGGGCGGTCTGATGGCAAATAATAAATGGCGCATTAAAGAGGCCGTCAAGATTGCAGAGGATGCGGCACTGAAGGCGCTTAGAACCGGAGCAGAGGCTATACTCACAGAGGCTATTAATGAAGCACCCATAGAGACTGGTACACTTCGCCGCAGTGGTACCGTAACCGTCGGGGCGCTGCCGGACGGGGCGCAGGTGTATGAAGCTGCTGAATCCGGGAGCGACATGAAGGATGCATTTCCCGGTCCGGAAGGTAAGGAGAAGGCTGTCTATATCAGCTTCAACACGCCCTACGCCCGGCGGCAGCATGAGGAACTCGGGTACAACCACCCAAACGGTGGCAAGGCGAAGTATCTTGAGGACCCGTTCAACCGGAACAAGAACAAGGTGCTGAAATACGCGACAAAGCAGGTCAAAAAAGCCCTTGAGAAGGCAAAGTGAGGTGATGCCGATGTGATGTTAAAAGAAATAGGCACATACCTTCAGTCTCAGGGGATAGGAACCCTTGGGGCTGATTTATTTTTAGGGCTTATGCCGGACCAGCCGTATAACTGCATAGCTCTTTTTGAGTATGCTGGTAGTCCGCCTGATTTGCACTGGCCTGGTGAGTACCCAGGTTTGCAGGTGCGGGTCCGGGATAAAAGTTACCAGGCTGGCAAGGCGAAGATTGAGCAAATAGTGCGGGTGTTGCATGGGCTTCATGAGACAGTCCTTGGCGGCACTCGTTATTTATTGGTCAAAGCACGGGGCAGCCCTGAGGTATTGAAACGTGATAACAACAACAGAATTGAGGTATTTGTGAATTTTGAAATCATAAAGGAGCGTGATTGAAATGGCAATAGCAGGATATGGCGGCGGTGTATACATTGGAGACGCGCCGAAGAAGGTTGCAGAAATCGCAAACTGGAGTCTTGACATGAGCGCAGATGATATTGACATCACCAGCTTTGACTCCGAGGGCTGGAGAGAA